GCCCGTTGCCAATCGGCATGACGAGTTCTTCGCGATTGTCCGTGTCGCCCGTGTCGAGATAGAGGTGGGCGCGGCCAAACAGTCCGTCCAGTTCGATCAGCTTGCGGAATGCGCCCTGCACATCGAGGCGCGTCAGTTCTGCGGCAAGCTCGGCGATTTTCCCGGCCTTCGGGTCTTTGCCCTTGTTCTTCCCCTTCGCGGATGCCGACTGCAGCTTGATCCACTTGCGCGTGGCTTCGGTCGCGACGACTTCCGCCATGCGCCGATACTCGGTCCGGACCGCCATGGTCGCGAGTTCGGTATAGCCAAGCCACATCACGCCGTTGGCATAGGCGCCGCCGTAAGCCTGTTGGCCAGCCCAGGCGTTGACCTCGATGATCTGTTCATCATTGGCTAAGATTTCATGCTTGGGAGTTCCGGCCGGAACAACATGCGGCGGATGCCTGGGCATCTCGAAGATCACCGGGATTACATCGGATTGCTGGCCAGTCTTGCGCCGGCTCATCGCCAAGGCGGCGTCTGTGACCTTCCACGGGGGCGGGATGTTCAGTTTGACCACGGGGGGATGTTCGACCGCCGGCGCGGCTACCGCTGCCGTGCGCGCCGCGCGCCGCGCTTCTTGGCGAGCCCGCTTGGCCTTCTTTCCCTTGGCCATCAGACCAGAACCCCTAGAGCCCGTGCTTGGATCAAGATGTCGGTCCATTCCTGCGGGGGCTGCACCATGAACTGACATGAGCCGTCGTCAGAGTGCAGCGGGTGGATGGGCGTCGGGAGCGTGAGGGCCGGGAGGGCTTCAAGGCGCCGGTCAAGCGCCCGGAACGGTTCGCCATGCCTACTCGCCAGGATGCGCCGCAAGATGATCAGTTCGTTGGCCGTGTCTTGGAGAGCCTCGGTTTCGATCGTGATCAACGTCATGGTCATGGAGGTCAACGCGGCCTCCGTGACAGATTGGCGGGTGGATCAGCCCCGCTGCATCGCCGAGCGCTGGAGCATCTTGTCGCTGATGTAGAGCGGGCGCTTCATCGCGAGGGTGGCGTAGGCCCCGCTGGCGGCGTCGACCTGATCGTCGTGGCCGCCCATGGGGAAAACCTCAAGTTCGCCCAGGAAGGCTTCGTTCCAGTCGCCCTGCAGCAACTTGACGTTCCCAGCCTCGGCCTGAGCGGCGAAGGGCTCGGCGCGCGTTTCCTTTGGGCCGGTCTCACGCTCGGTCATGACGACGTGGCCAGCGAGCAAGCGGACCATCGCCGCGGCCTGAGACTTGCCCGCCTGCCCCGGGTCTTCGGATATGTGGATCTTCACATGCCCGTAAGTCGCGCGGTCCTGATCGGCCGTGTTCTTGATCGCTCGCTCGACGTTGAAGGATGAAACCCGCATCCGGGCGATATGCTCGATGTAGACGAAGCCGTCTTGGTCGATAGCCATGAGCAGCCCCACGGTCCAGTCGGGGTCGCTGCCATCCTTGGGGACGGTGGCCGCCAGGTCCCACTTGCGCACCCGGCGGACCTTGGCTGGCGTCGCCTTGACGATCTCAAACCATGCCCGGTTGAACATCGCGCCTTCGCGGGGGGCGGGGCGCTGCTGGTACTGGCCAGCGTAGGCGTAGGACCCCATGTCGCGCTTGAGCTTCTCGACTTCGGCCCGCGGGAAGCGGATCGGGTCGAGGAGTTCGCCGTCCTGGGTCCTGGGGTCTTTCCAGCCGATCGAGGTGATACACCGGCGGTCAGGCTCGAACTCCATCGGGATCATGAGGTGGACGTATTCCATGCCCAGGGACAGGATCACACCGCTCACATCGCCCTCGTTGAGGCGCTGCATAACGACCACGATGGCTGATCGTTGCTGATCGTTCAGGCGGTTGGTGGCGCCCTCACGAAAGCGCCTGGTGGTCGCGTTGCGCTCAACCGCGGACTCGGCGGTGTCGACTGAGTGAAGATCGTCGCAGGTAAGGCGGTCCCCCCGCTGACTCGTAAGAGAACCGAAGGGAACGCCCTCTCGGTTGCCGGTCGCCGAATTCGCGAAGCTCAGTTCACCGCGGCGCGTCAACACTACCTCTGGCCAGAGCGCTCGATACCACTCCGAATCCACAAGGTCGCGCATCTTGCGGGTGTCACGCTTGACCGGAACTTCATTGAACGACGTGGACAGGTAGCGCAGCCATGGGCGGCCGAGCGGTCCCCACTCCCACGCTGGCCATAGGACGCTGACCAGGAGGCTCTTGCTGGACCCGGGCGGGACGTTGATCAGAAGGCGCGTAATGCGCCCAGCGCTCACGGCTTCAAGGTGTTCGCAGTTATGCACCAGGACGCCGTTGGCGAAGTAGTTGTGATTGCCCTCAACCTCTAGGTTGAAAAGGGGACCTGATCGCCGAACTTCGCGTTCAATTGCTGCGATAACGCCCGTGAACGCGCCATAACCAGTTCCAGCGGAGGCAAGTGCTGGTTGGCATGGCATCGCCTGCACAGGGTCACCAGATTGTCCATCCGATGATTGCCTCGATTCCGATCTATGTGATGCACATCCAGACGCTTGGTTCCGGAACAGATGAAGCAGACGCGGCCATCTCGCTTTAGCACACGCCGCTTCGCTGCGTCCCATCCGCGCACGTAGGCCGCAGGTTGCCGACCGTCGATGTAGGCCGCATTGTTCGGCCCAACCACGAACGCGGCGTGACAATCTCGATTGCAAAACACCCCATGAGTTCTTGCCGAGCCCCGCATCTTCGCTGGACTTCGATACACCGGCGCCCCGCATTGGCGACATGGCGTCGGCGCCGACCTTAACTGTGCTTTTGCACGGCAGGCCATGCACCCCTTCGCGCCCGGCGACTTCACGCCGCCGCACTTCGGACAGGCCCGCGTTTCCGGTTTCGTCTTCCAAAGGCCGAAACATTCCATCGAGCAGAATGTGCCGATCATGTGAGAGGGAGAGCGGTGAAACCGCTTTCCGCAATGACTGCAATTCGTTCCCTTTTGCGCCAGGGTCGTCGCGCGCCGGTGAGCGTAGTGGCACGCCCTGCTGCAATACATGCCCTTGGTGCTTTTCGGCGCAAACTGCTTCGCACAGTTCATGCATTTCGACAACTTGATCGCCGATTCTGAGTTCGTCAGTTCGCACATAGCCCTTACCTGCAACATAGACAGGATGGTTTCCGGTCGCCTTAAACCTTAAACCACTTTGGGTCTCGACGGCAAATATACTATCTCTAGGTGACCGCATATGACGTGTGATTTTGCGCCATTCAAGTTCGCCTGTTTGGTGGTTCGCGCTTAGGACCCTCCCAACCCACCCGGTGCGGACGATCTGACCAATCTGCATTGGGCCGCGTTCGGTCGCGATCTCCGTATCCCCAGGCAGACAAATGGCATTGATGTGCCAAGAAGGCACGTAAGTCGTGTTCGGCTCAATGACGTGCCAGGCCTCTTTGACGAAGCCCGCGAAGCTCGTGCACCGCGCCCGGATGGCCTCTGCGTCCTGCTCAACCCGCTGGCGCTCGGTCTCAGCCTTCCGCCTCGCCAGTTCCTCCCTCACCATCCGGGCCATCACCTCCGCTGGAGGAAGACCCGTCAACAATTGCGAGGAGCTTGGTGAGATCATCGGTCGCCATCTTGGTTGGATCGAATGTTCCCACGGCGCCGGAAATCTTCATCTGCGTGGCATCGCCGTACTTCTTCGGCTGCTGCTTGCCCGCCGTCCATTTCAGAGCGTCGATGGCCACACGAGCCGCCGCCGGGTCCATCCGCTTGGCTGCAACCTCTTCGTTGTAATAGACGATGGTGTCGGCGAAAGCGGTCGCGGATGCTGTGGTCGCGCGTGCGTAATGGTCGCGGAGCGGTTGGTTCTCAGGGCCAGGGCGGCCGAGCAATCTAAAGACCTGTTGCCGTGTGGGCATGTGGGCGTCGTTGCAGATGCGACGAAGGCTCTGACCATCAGTCAGACGGGCGCACATTTCCTCAAGAATTTCGTCGGTGACGACGGTTGGCTTTGGTTCGGGGCTAATGTCCAGGAGATCATCCGGGTCGCGAGCCATGCGTGAAATCTCGCGTGAAAAGGGAACTATCCGGTTGATGTACCAAAGCACGACATATAGATTTGATATCAGATTTAGAGGTCAAGTCATGCCGTCCCGCTAGGTTCGACTTAGAGCTTGCCCATGTGCAACGCCCTCATTCGTCGACGCTGATTTCCTACGACTCGCCCGACGCATAGCGACATAGACCCAGCGAGCCCAGTCTTCCTCCCCGTAGAAATCAAGGTTGTAGCCGGCCAAAGCCTCGCCTCCCGCCTCGATCATCTCAGGCGTGATCTCGATCTCTTTGGTGTCCAGTTCGCTCTCACCGTCCACGGCGCTCTCCTTCGCACTTCAATTTTGACGCCGCGACGGAGAGGGCCTAGGGAACGCATCGTTGGTTGGCGGACACTACATTTAGCGTCTGGTACGTCAACCGGATAGTTCCCGGTGAAAATGGGGAGGGCGCAATCCGAGCGTCTCAACGCGTATAGGCTCAGGATTAAGGCTGGGCAAGGGAGGAGAGGTTCACACGCCATCGGCCTGCAGAGCCGTGCTTAGACGCGGGTCGGTGCAACCTCTCTGAAATGAGCCCGACTTTGTCGATTATCGTTCGACGTCGGCCAGAGGGGAGGCCCCGGGGAATTTCCTCTGGCAGATAACGCCGCATTGTCACCGACTGAAAAGTTTCTACCCCCTCGGGGTTCTACTCCGCAAGTTGATATCAGCGTAACTCTCGTGTACATACAGCCCATGAAAAAGACGCTGATAAGCATACGGGTAGACGCCCCCGACCTCGAAGCGATGCGCTCTGAGGCGCGGACGTTGGGGATCACGGTGACCGACGTTCTGGTCAATGCATGGCGCAACGGGCGTGGTGGCGCCTCTGTTCCTGCTGTTCCCAAGCCGGGAGGGCCTTCGTTCTCCCATGGACGGGCGCGCACGGTGGTTGTGCCTGCGAAGCGCCAGCGCGTCGAAGCCGTGGCGTCGCATGGGATCGTGCATGAACTGGAGGGGGTTCAGGTCGGGCCGCGGCGTCCAGCGTTTGGCTCAATGCTGAAACCGACCAAGGGCAAGCCCAATGCGCATCGTTGACCGCGCCACGTTCCTCGCGATGCCCGCTGGGACCGTCTACGCGAAGTTCAAGACGACGTACATTGTCGAAGTCACACACCCGGACCCCAAGGGCGAGATGCCGCTGCCATCGGACACTGATTGCGACGATGTTGCCGACAGCTTGCTTGACGGGTGGGGCTTCCCCGAAGGCGTTGAGGTCAAGGCCTCGTTCGTGAAGCGCGTCTATCTCTAACCTGATATCACTTTCTTTCGTCGCTCCTCGCCTTCTCTATTGCTTCCCCCACGCAAAGTGATATCACTTGTTTGTCAGTCCGATCCGGACGCTCTCATGAGGACAACCCAGATGGCCAAGGCCCCCAAGTTCCCCATCCGCCCCGACACGCTGGTCACGCTTCACGCGGGGACCGAATTCACCGTGATCGAAATGCGCGAGTTCTTCGCGGACAACGAAGGTCTGGACGAAGCGGCAATCATCGCCGATCTGGAGCGCACGGGCGAGCATGTGGGCGGCGGGGGCGCCGGGATCACCTATCGGCTGTCTTTCATCTCCGAGGGCATCCAGCGGCTTCCCGTCGAGGCTGTGAAGGCGATGGCATCCAAGAGCTTTCTCGGCGGCATCAATGTCGATGTGATCTTGCCGCTGTCCTTTCGCGGGCAGCGCGAACTGGAGCGCCGCGCGGGTGCGGTGTCGCGGCTGATGGCGGCGGTGGGATGATGACCGTGAAAAGACATCGATTCGAGATGCCATGCCTATTCGCCACCCTTTGCTTCATAGGCGCCAGCGCGGCCTTTCTGGGAGGCATAATGGCAGGGCTGATGATTGCGATGGCTTCTGCTCCGATATGCCGATGACCGACCTCACCAACTCCACCCCGGTCGAAGTCTCCATCGCGGATGGCG